TACTTTATCGTAGAAATTCTTCGACCACTCTTGACCAGCTAATCTAGATGTAAGCTCACCAGCTAAAACGTGAGTGATACTTCTCATACCGAACTTATCTCGAGCAAAAATTGCAGCCTTTGCGGCAAACTTAGGATCAACTTTATCAAGTAAAACCTTAAGTCTATCTATAGTCTCAGTTGATTTTTGATAAAACTGGTCATTGACAAATGATGTTAAAAGAATTGAAATTATTTCTAATTCTGGCGATTGACGATATGCTTGACCACCTGCCAAGTTTGTTGTCAATGTTTTTGGTTTTGTTTGGGTTAGGTTAAATTTTGACATATATAATTTTTTTTAATTGTAAACAAAAAAAGACCAGACTGATAAATCAATTCTGGTCTTTTATTATAAAAATGTAGCAAACAAGGAAATCTAAACTGAGATTGTCGTCCGGACCTCATCCCGAGGTCTGGGACCGATGTTCTTTAGGATTTACATCTTATCCTATCTCTTTTTTACAAGAAATTGATACATTCTTGAGTTATTTAAGATGACTACTCTACCATTTTTTACCGACAATTTATTGATTCACTGCCGATCTGATTGCTTAGGGTCAGCTTTCAGTCTTTCTTGAGTTATCTGAAATTAGCGAAGTAACTCAATTTATCACTATGTTTGCTAAAACATTCATATATAATTGACCAGAGATAATTTCTTGTGAGTTTTTTTTCAAGCCATACGAAGTAACTCTCAAAATCACTACTGGATTATTTTAAATGTTTATATTTTATATCTAAAATTATAAAAGTTTAAAATTTTTAAAATTTTAAATATGATGTATATATGAAGTCGATTTACTAAAAAAAATCAAATGTGGATTTTTTATAGACGAGAAGGAGGTGGTTGCAATCTACGCATTTTGAAATTTTTAGATTCCCAAGTACGAATCTCATTGTCAAAATTGACGAGTTCATCTTTCACTTTTTCTAAAATTGATTCTTTCTCATTCAATTCATCTTGTTTCTGGGAAAGTCTTGATTCTAAGGTTTGTAATTCTTCCTGATCCTCAAGTATCTTTTTCTTGATTTCTGAAAATTTATGTTTATCCTCTTTCAATTTTTGAATGTCTTCTTTTAATTTTATTTCTTGTGACTCTAACTTTATTTTGTATTGTTTCTCTTCTTTTAAAACTAAATCTTTATAATTTTTCATCTTGTTTTCAAGATCTAATTCAAGAATATCCAAATCTTTCTGTTTAGTATCTAGTTTTGATTTTTCTTCTAAAACGAATTGTTCGAACTGTGTTTCTTTATTTTCAAGAGATTTGGATATTTCATCATACTTTTTATTAATTTGAAGATCTATGTCTTTTAATTCTTCTTGTCTTGATTTCAATTCACTTTCTCTTTGTAAGAAACTTCTATTTTTCTCGTCTTCTAATTCTTTAAGTTTTTTTGTTGTTTCATATTCTACATCCACGACTTGTTGTAATCTTGTTTCAAATTCAGAATTCATATTTTGAATTTCTTTTTCACGCAATTCAAAATCTTTTAATTTCTGGTCTATATCTTGACTTAACTTTAACTTTTCTTTTTCACGTTCTTTATCTCTGAATATGACATTTGCACCTACAACTAAAGATACTGCTAATGGATCAAAAACAAGCATTAGTGCGATTATGAACCAATTGATGACTTGATCCATAGATTTATTGGTCAGTTTTGCAATATATTTTAACGGACCAACTTCAGCAGCAACATCATCATTAGTTTCTAATTCTAATTTCTTGAGATCAATTTTGGTAATTGAATCATTCAGAGCTGTTTCACGAACTGCTAAGTCATCTCTAGTTTTTTGTGAGGATTTTAACTGCTCATCAAAAAGTTTTCTATTCGCTGATGAACTTGTAGTTATGATATTTCCTTTACTATCTTTTGATTGAACATAATTATTAGAAGCACCCTTTGTCAACTCCGCTATATTTTGGTTTAATCTTTCTTTTTCAGAACGCAGATCTGTGAGTTGAGTTACAAACATTTCTCGTTTAGTATCTAAAACTTTTACTTGTTTATCAATTGTTTCAACTTTATTCAAAGTATCCGAGTACGCAGAAGAAAGATATCCGTAAATACCTGCTGATGTTATAGACATCAATACAAAAAGTGCTGCGAAATAATAGATTTTCAAAGCTCTGTTCAATCTTGACCAATATTGATATAAGAGTGACGCAAGTACTAATTTGGCAATCTCTAAAGATGACATCATAATCATGACTTGCACACTTGCTCCTGAAAACATTTTACCGAGACCAGTAACAGAATAAAAAGCAGCTGATAAAGACACAGAAAGTGCCGATATAACGACTAGATAAGGTAGTAATTTCTTTTCCATTTATGTGTTGTAATCATTGCTCTTTTTATATGTTATATATTAATATACGTTTCGTTTTTATCAGATTCAACAAATACATTCCACTTCCTACCATCAGAAAATGGTGTAATATCTATAACTTCACCATAACTATTTTTCCAAATTGAATGACGTATGGCAATCAATCTTTCATAATCAATATCATAAACTAGATAATATCCACTAATTTTTATTCCACCATACATATTGACATATTTATCAACATTATTGTGACAATTGTTTTCTGAACAATTTGACTTAACATCCAATTTTACCTTCAAAGGCATTTTACCAAATAAGACTAAAACTTTCGAAAAATCATCAGATTTTTTTGGTAGTCTGTAATTACATACAAGTTTCTTTGGCGACTTATCCAAAAAATCACCGATTATACTTTCAATATTATCAAAATCATGATAGGCAATTCTCAACAAATTTATCCCAATACTTTGGCAAAAAGTATCTTTCTTTGAATCATTTTCCTTTAATATTTCAAACGATTCTAATCCACCCCAAGCCTCAACCGGTTCAAAATGTTGTCTACCATCATACTCTATACATAAATTATAATCTGGTAAATAAAAATCAATAGGTAAATAATTTTGATTTTTTAATTCTTCAAATTTCTTTTGATATTCATATTGAATTTTATTATCAACCAAATACCTCATTATTCTTTCCTCTCCCTTAGAAGATTTACACTTTGGACAACCTTGATTTTGATAGTGTGAAAAAGGCTCTTGTAAAAAAGAACCATGTTTTTTACATATAATCTCTACCTTTTCTCTTATAGATTTAAAATTAACTTTTGAATAATCATATTTATCACCATGAACTTTCCTAAATTTATCCAAAACAGATTCTTGAGTGTATTTTTCACAGTCTGAACATTTTCTACATCCAGATCCCAAAACATGATTATAAGCATTTTGTTCAAATTTACCGTGTTTTGGACAAATTATAATCACATCAGATTTAACAGAAACAAAATTAACTTTTGAATAGTCATATTTTGAATTGTGAATTTTATTAGACTCCATGATAAAACTTTCAATTGATTTGAAATCTCTTCTGAAACAGGTGTTACAACCATCACCTCTCAAGTGAGAATTAGGACTCTGAATAAAAATGCCGTGTTCATTGCAAACTATCCTTACTTTCGTTTTATTGTCCTTATAATCCTCTTCAAGATACTTATAATCATACTTGAAATTATGTATTTTATTTGCCTTGTTAATAAATTCTTTATAATCATAAGAATATCTCCCAGCACATAAAGGACAACCTTGTTTTCGATTTATGTGATTGAAATATCTTTGGGTAAATTTAAATGGTTGCACATGTTGGTTACAGATAATATCTAACTTAGTTCTATTATTTCGAATATTACTTACTAAGCTATAATCATATTTATCACCATGAATATTTCTACATATATTTAAAAATTCTGTTAATGATTTATATCCTATACATTTAGGACATCCACCAGTTTTAGTTCTTAAATGGACTGATGGTGAGCTTAAAAATTCGCCATGATCCGGACAAATTATTTTAACTTTTACATCAGACTTTTTATATTCAACAAGTGAATAATCAAATCTATTTTTGTGAATCTTTTCACATTTTTCTATAAATTCCAAAACATTTTATATATTAAAATACAAGTCGCTCCTCAAGATTTATTAAAATGAAAATTCATCCCAAGACTCTTCATCAACATCTTGTTTGAACGAACCCGAAACGTAACTTTGAATTTGGGTCTGCTGTGGTGAGTTCTGCACCTGAGTTGATCCACCAGTCCAAACATTAATCCAAGAGATTGGATTTTGAACTTTGTCAAAAAGAGGCTCAATACCGATTAACTTCATACGATTGTTTGTTAACCACTTCATATATTGTGTCAAAATCTCAGCATTTAAACCAATCATAGATCCATCTTTGAATAAATACTCAGCCCATTCTAATTCTTCTTTGGCCGCGTCTTGATACATTTTTAATACAAGCGGTTCACATTCAGTCACAATTTGTTGAAAACCTTCTGACCATTCTTCTTTCAATGTCTTTAATAAGAATGAAGTGAAACCCATGTGTAGGTTTTCATCACGATTGATTAATGAAATAATCTTAGCATTTCCTTCCATCTTTTTGTTTTGTGCAAAACAATATGAACAGGCAAATGAAACGTAAAAACGAATACCCTCAAGAATATTGATCGATACTAGCGTCAGATATAACTTTTTCTTTTTATCATGTTCAGATTCATCAGATAGTGAATTGATCAATTCATCATAATAGTGAGTTACAGAAGTAGTTCTTCTGATGATTTCTTCATCTTTTAAAATATTATCAAATACTTCACTTGGATTTGAATAGATGTTTTTGATGATATAGGTATAAGAGTAAGAGTGAATTGTCTCAAAGAACTCCCAAGTCTTAGCGAACAGCTCAACTTCTTGATTTGAACAATCTTCCAATAGATTTGAAATGCCACGACTTTGTACTGAATCAAGTAGTATCTGATATCCTAAGTTTTTAGTGAAAATAAACTTTTCATGTTCAGTTAGTGACTGAAAATCGGCTTTATCTTTTGAAAGATTAATTTCCTCGGGTCTCCAGAAGTAAGATATATGTTGCTTAAACATATTAAATATTTTCTCATAACGAAACTTATCGTATCTCTGAAGTGATAAATCACCACCAAAAAATAATGGAGACTTCGTAAAGTCTATGTTAGTATCTAAATTAATTATTGATTTCATATATGTAAATTTTTTTTGTCTTGATTATATTAATTTTTCTCTTCAGGTTGTATTTTTAGGTTTTCTTTTAAGTATTCAGTATAATTTAAAATTGTATTTTCAGTTATTGGATATTCTGAGGAATAGTTATCTAACTTATTAATGTCTTCAATAACTTCTTTTATAATAATATCTTGTTTTTTGAGTAGTTTTTTTATATTTGACTTGATTATTTTGAACCAATTATCAATATACTTATCTACATTTCTCTCATATATAAAGTCCAAAAAATTGTCAACACCATTATTAGTCAAAATTTTATTGAATTTATCAAAATTAATATTATTTATTTTTATATCATTTTTAAATTTTGATATATTGAAATTTAAAAGATCTTGATACTCTCTCCTCATATCATATTCTTCTAGTCTTGACCTTAGATAATCTTCATCAGAAGAATTAAAATTCCTTAAATAGGTATAGGTTTGGCTGACATTGGCATTTATTTCATTATCAAGTGTTTTGTAGATAATGTGTTTAAAAAACTGAAGTTGTTTAGATTCGGGATTAAACTCTATTAAAGATTTTTTTATCTTATCATAGTTTGCATATCTATACTTTTTATCCTCTATTTTAGAAATTTCTAAAAAATGATTTAACTCATGAGTTATAATGGTCTTTAATTTTATATCATTGTAATCTTTTGGACAAGTTATTAACATATAATACTTACCTGATTTCTTATAGAATTTTGAGTCGTAATTACCCTCTGAAAATGTTAACTCTATAATTCTATTCAGAATTTGATGTTCAAATGTCTGATATCCTTCTTTTTGAAAAATATTAAATATGTTTTCAGTTTCTTCCTTATTTAATTCAGATATTCCTCTTCCTTCGTTTATATTCATTATTTTCAATATTAATTATAACAGTCATAAGTCACTATTTCAAAAATCAGATGGAACAGGCACCACTAGCACAATCCCCATCCATCCCCATCTGAGAAAGATCATCTGTTTTTTTATCATCTGTATTAGCATAGTACAGTGTTTTTAATCCATATTTATAAGCATATAACACATCTTTAATTACACCACCGATCGAAATACCATCTGATGAATATTGATAATAGTGGTTAGCCGAAATGGATTGATCAATCCACTTTTGAATTACAGCACAAATATTGGTATATCCACGATTATCCGGCATATCAAACGCCAACTCATACTTATTTTTTAATTTAATACACTCTGGAGCTACTTGTTTGACTAAGCCAGATTTGGACTTCTTCGTAATAACAAGAGATCTAATCGGCTCTATTCCATTAGTCGCGTTTTGAACTACGGCTGAACTTTCTGCCGGCATTATAGCAGTTAATACAGAATTTCTCAAACCAAACTCTTCAATATCTTTTCTCAATTGATCCCAATCACAAGAATAGTCACGTTTTACTAATTCATCTACATTCCTATTATACCTATCAATCGGTAAAACACCTTTAGAGTATGTTGTTTTGTCATACCACTCACATTGACCTAACTCTTGAGATAATTTGTTTGATGCCTTCAAAAGTGAATATTGAATATTTTCAAAGAGTTCATCAACGTAAAAAAGTGCTTCTTTATCTGAGTATTTTACTCCTTGACGAGCTAACCAATAAGCGAAGTTTGTAACACCAACTCCGATAGATCTACGCTTTAACATTTTTTTAGCGGCATTAATCGGGTAGTCCTGATTTTCAATTACATACTCGAGTATTCTAACAATAAACTCAGCTACTTGATGTAATTCAGACCAAGACTTAATATTACCTAAATTAAATGCTGCTAAAGTACAAAGTGCAATCTCAGCTTCTGAATATTGTTCTGTTTCTTTTTTATCATTGATATCATAAATATTCTCAATTGGAGCAGTTGGTAAAACAATTTCTACGCAGTTATGAACCAATATATTATTGGCATAAAAGTTGTGGTTGTCTTTTACAGTTAAGTCTCCTACATTCTTCTTCTGAGATATTATTTTTATTTTTAACATATTTAATTATATTTTTTTCTTCCAGGAAGCCAACTATTATCCACTTCCTCTTTGGATATTTGTTTATTTATTTTAAGTTCTTCATTATGATACCATTTCTTTCCCTTATAAAGAGAAGATAATTTATTTTTGTGATCATCAGTCTTTTTATATTTTAAATCCTTAATATCATATCCCATTTCATTCAATTTATTTAAAATTAAAATCTTTAGTCCTTGCCATCCTTTACCATTAAATCTAAATTTTGAATAAGATTTTGGTATATTAAATTTAGAACAATAATTTTCTAACCAATGTGATTGCACCCAATTGTTATTATCAAGATAACACTTTACTCCAAAGTCAACTATTTCATCATCAGTATATCCAGAAAAGGTATTATTGTTATAACCAACATTGCATGAACTTAATTTCTTCCTATATTCTTTAAGTTGATCATGATTCATATACATTGTACAGTCACCACCGTCACCTCCCAAAGTCATGTTATATCCATTTTTGAACGAATCATATTTCTCAATAAAAAATATTTCCATTTTTAATGCTTCTTCCTTAGAATCTGATGAAAATAACTGAGAGAGTTTAAAATTTGAAATTCCATTTTTTCTTATAGATTCATATAATTTAGATTTTTTACCATATAAAGCATTAGTATAGTGCTTATGTAGTCTTTCATTGATACTTAATGATGTATATCCTATATACACTTTACTATTCATAATATTTTCTATCTTATAGACTTTGTATTCTTTTTTCATAGTCGGTAGTGTGATTTCAATTATATATTAAATCATACTACCTACCTTTTAAATTAAATCTAAAATATCATTCTCATCTAAATTTTGTGCCTCAATCCATCCTCTATTTTTTGTAAAAATTAAGTGGTCTGGTGTACAAATTATTTTAAATCCGGTATCAACATCTTCTATTTCCATAACATCAGCATCCTCTTTAGTTATCCATGCCTTCTGAACCTGTTTGAATTCCATCTCACCATTATACAAATTCTTAGATAGAACTTTTATGTTTTTACCACTATTGAATATTTCAATTAGTTCAGATAACTGCATTTTCTCATATAAAACACCATCTATTTCAACAGAATTTACAAATGATGTCTCTATATCTAAACAAAGATTAGACATTTTTAATCTTTCAATAAAAGGTGAATTGGTATTAGCGTTATCAATATTCATCACATACATACGACCAGTACCAATTCTTTCCTGAGCAAAAGAGTTCATTAAATCTCGTGCTTTTACAATTTTCTTTGGTATCCTTTTATCAGATTCATACTTCAAATACAATTCTTCAAAATTTTGAAGGCCAAACGCATCATAGAGACCAGGAACATCAGACGGTGAAAAAAGAGCGATATCACCATTTGAAACAAAACGAGAATAAAATAATTTCTCAAACTGAATGCCATAATCCATGTGTCTTACTCGATTGTCATCAGTTCCTTTGTTATTTTTCAATACCAGTACGTCTTCAATTTCTTTATGCCACCAAGGAAAATATAAAGTAGCCGATCCTTTACGAATACCACCTTGTGAACAAGAGTGTAATGTGGATTGAAACATTTTAAAAAACGGAATTACACCAGTATGTACCACTTCACCGTTTCTAACTTTTGAGCCTAAGGCTCTAATTGAACCAGCATTTATACCGATTCCGGCTCTTTTTGCAACGTATTGCCCGATAGCCACATTACCGTGAAAAATTGAATCAAGAGAATCACCAATCTCAATAAGAGTACAACTTGAAAACTGTCTATTTGGAGTTCTGATACCAGCCATAATAGGTGTCGGTAAAGAAATCTTATGTTCTGAAATCATATCATACAACTCTCGAACAAATTCTAAACGTGTAGATTTATCATAGTTAGCAAACACAGTCATAGAAATCATCATAAATGCAAACTGTGGCGTCTCATAGGATTTGCCAGTCGAACGATCCTTAACAAGGTACTTATCAATTAGCTGTTGCAATCCAGCATAAGTTAAATCATAATCACGCTCGTGCTTTATAAAATTATTACACTTGTTGATTTCTTCTTCAGTATAATTTTTGAGTATTAATGAATCATACAAATCTACTTTGATATTACGTTTGATACACTCAAATAAAGTGGGCATTTCTTTCTTAGTTTCAAAAACTTCTTTACGAAGCAGATAATTCAAAAGATTAGACGCTACATATTGATAATTTGGATTTTTATCACTAATTAAATCAACTGCTGATTGTATCAAAACTTTATGTATCTGTGATGTTTTGATATTTGGATAAAATTGTAAATGAGCATTCATCGCCACATCAGAAGCAGAAACACCGCTTAATCCAGATGTTGCCCATAAAAGAACACGATTGATCTTCTCGGCTTCAAAAACCTCGGTCTGACCGTTTCTTTTTTTCACATTAAGTTCGTTTGTTCTTGTTGTCTTTCTTGTATCTTTTAAAATTATATCTTCCATATTTTAGGTGTAAATGTTTTTTGAAGTTTATATATTGAGGTGTTTTTGTATAGATTTTATCCAATTTCTGAAATTTTAGAGAAAATCTATATTGTTTAATTTATTTAAATTATACTTAAATTTAGTATTATTCAGGATTTTTGTAATCTTCGAAATATGAATATCATAAAGGTTTTCGTAAGAATTAACTTCGAAAGAAGAACTGTGATAATCTGTGACCATGACTACACCTGTAAATATTTTTACGTTATCCAAAGCGTCATGATGCTCAAATTCAATTTCAGTTCCAACGTGTATATTTCTATTGGTTATTTCTTTAGAATTATTGTATTTACCAATATGTTCCTGTAACTCTACAATTATGAGATTTCTCCATTTATTATCTAATAGTTTGAACATATTAAACAAATTATCAGAAAAATAAATTGATAACTCATTAAATAATTCAATATTAGTGAATCCATCTTCGTCTAAATTAACTTTTAAAAGATGATAATAGTGATTAAAATCTGACCTCGAAGGTTTTCTTCTATTATTTAAGAAATTAATAGAAGTCTTATCGAGTAAGACTTGGTAAACCTTTTCTTTTATATTTTTAGATCTGATATATGTCTCGTTGTCCTGTGACTCCAAATACATGTATGAAGATTTATCAACTTCGAATTTTTCATTAAAATACATCGATGTGTAATCTTCTTCAGAATCTTGTTCAATCTTGTCTTCTTTTTTTCCTTTGAAAATTGAGTCGTATTTTAGAGCGTGCTTTCCTTGTAGTTTGTGTTTGGATAAGACAATATCTTCCTCAAGTTCTTTGGCCTTAGTATCATCATCTGTAGAATCTAATGTTTCATCGTCAGAGATTTCAATAACAATTTCCATCTCCACATCATCATCTGAAAACAACGATTCGCCTGGTGATTCTGAGATCTCTGTCTCATCAGATTGAACTTCCTCAGTATAGTTATCGGTTTCAGATTCAAAATCTTCTAAATTTTCTATATCTTCATCATCGTCATATTTTCTTTTCTTAGCCATTAAGAATATTTATTTTTTATGAATCTAAAAACTGATCATTTCTGGAAATTCCTCCTCTGATTCTTCTTCATCAAATTCTTTCTTCTTTAACACTCATATTTTTATTTTTATCTTTTCTAAAAGTGTATCACTTTTATCTTACGAGTAGCTAATTTTTTGATATATATTATATGAAATCATTAGAAAAAGTTATAACAGACAGAATTAAAAGAATAGAATGTAATAACCTAACTACTATCAATTATATAGACCACAAGAAAATAGTTTGTAGGTGCAAAAAATGTAATTACGAAATAATTGATAATTACAGAAACTTATCTTATAGTAACTTCAAATGTTCTTTTTGTGATCTTCTCGAAAAATCAGATTTATTAAGAACTGGTATCGTAAAACTCATATCGATAAATGGTGTGAAGTTAAAAATAAAGTGCAAAAATGGACACGAATACTCCCAAGATAGAAGAAACTTACTTTCTGGTAGAAAATGTGAAGAGTGTAGAAAAAAGAAAAGAAACATAACCAAGGATATTCTGATTCAAAAGTTAGATAAAATACACGGACGTTATTACACTTACGAATTAAATGGATATAAAAATTTACAATCTAAAATTAAAATCACTTGTAAAGAAGGACATCGATTTGAACAAATAGTTTCTAATCACTTGCAAGGCAAGGGTTGTCCAATTTGTAGAGAATCTTTGGGTGAGAGAAAAATCAGAATTATTTTGGAAGAAAAACAATTAAAATTTATTAGACAAAAAAAATTCAAAGAGTGTAAGTTTGTGAATGAATTACCCTTTGATTTTTATCTCATTGACTATAATTTACTAATAGAATTCGATGGAATTCAACATTTTAAACCTGTAAAAGCATTTGGTGTGAAGAAGAATTTAAAAAAACTCAAATAAAAGATGCAATAAAAAATGATTTTTGTTTGAAAAATGAAATCAACTTACTCAGAATATCCTATAAAGATGATATTGATTATCTACTTTCTAAGAATCTAGAAATTGATCATTCTCAAGTGTTAAAAATGTCGAATTTAAATTCAATTTAATCTGACTTTTTAGAAAGTCACCATCTCTTTGTTTTAATAATTTAAATCGATAAATTCCTAGCCGCTTCATTTCTTCAGTTCTTATAATTGCCCAAAATGTGTCTGCAGTCTCAGCTATTGCCTTACTTTCTGGAACACTCTCTAAAGTTATATCGGAAGCATTCCAAGCGTCTTTTGCAACTTGAACACCAGTAATTATTGGACATTTATATTTTGAACCGAGTGCTCTCAATCCTTCTGCTAAATGTTTACCTTTGGTATAAAGATTGTCGGTCTGACCTTTCGGAGCCGCAATTAAAGTTATGTAATCAACTATAATAAGGTCAAATTTTACACCTCTCTTTTGTTGTATTTTTTGAATATAATTATCAAAATCATTTATAGTTGCGGTACCAGCTGCCCAGAATTTAGTATAGATTTTACCGACTTTATTTTGAAAGAGATCACCACCTTCTTTCATGTTTCCAAGAGATTTGATTTTCTTTCGTATCAACTCAACATCTTTACTGACTGTATCATAATCGTTAATTGGAATTCTTAGTCGCATCGAACCAAGACGTTTAAGAACTTTACGTTCACTCATTTCTAATGTTACATATAAAACGTTGTAACCGCTATCTGCTGATTTGATTGCGAAGTTCTGCATCCAGAGCGACTTACCATTATTAGTTTCTGCCATGATACAATTTAAAGTACCAATATCCCAGCCACCACCTAAAATGTGATCTAATGTCTCAAATCCAGATTTCACTTTAAATCTTGAACTGTCTTGAACGTGTAACTCTGCTTCATCGAAATCAGAACCTAAGTCGTCATCATCCACGAAATTAGTCGATGACATCTCATCAACCATACTTCGAATTCTATCTGCCGCCTCTATAGCTTTATCGAAATCGGAAATATTATCAAAATTTCTTGTCTCATCAATGATATCAACAGTTCCTGTTTTAATTCGATTAGTTAATACCCAAGTATTAAATTTTGGTTCTATAAAGTTTTTCTCATCATAATCCTTTAAGGTATCAGTTAGTATTGACTTCAAAATTTCTTTTGTGATTATACCTTCTTTATCTTCTAAGGTAATCATGTCTAAAATTTGACGAGGTGTTGGAATTTGCGCTTCAGTATTTTTCAACATATAGTCACGAATAACACCGTAAACAAATTGAATATCTGAGTTTCTGAAAAAATAGGGCCGGACAATTTCGAAATACTTCTTATACTTAAGTATATAATTAAAAAATACCTTCTCTAAAGAAGATGTCATAATTTAAAAAATCTTTTTTTATTATACAAAAAAATTGATTTATGTTTCAATTCTCATGTTATACTTAAGTTCTAACTCGAGCTATTGCTCTTTGATTAAGCTATTACCTTTTAAATTTTCTAAATCTTCATCCCCATCGGATATTTCGTAAGGTTTGGCTGCTACTGGTATATCAAGATGTTTTGTATCAACATCGATATTTGTCTTTTTCTTTATCTTAGTGACTAATAAATTAAATATATTCTTTGTCAAAAAAGTACCGACACCAGCTGCAATCGATAATAAATTTCCAGGAAGTGTTTCAAAATTCAAATTATATTCACCCACAACAGCACTTATCGCGTTCATAGTCGGCATTAATATCATCGTATAACCAAGCATGTCAATCAACCCAGAGATTACATATGTTGAATTTCTGAATAACATTCTTAAAAATTTACCAACGGACTTGAAACAAGCTACGACTTTTCTTACTATTCCATTACCAATACCACGTAATTTGAGTTCTTCTAAAATTGTGCGAGCATCTTCTTTACTTACTACACTATCAACCATACCAGTACCATTACAAATCTCACAATTCTCAGGTTTTGGATCACACTGACAAGGTACTTTTTTATCACCACTTCGATTATTACTCTCTTCTAAATAAGTGATTGATAAAGAAGCCAAAGTCAATAATACGATATT